CCAGCAACGTCTGCTTTTGTAGAGGCAGCAGATCCACCGCCTACAAGAGCACATCCGTAAATAGTCGCAGTGTCATTCATAGTGAAAACTGCCCGACTTGCAGTGTTAGTAATTACTTGACTCGAACTCGCAACTTCAACCCACTCAGGACGAGTACCTTCATTATATGCAGTACTATATGTAAACACTGGTACCGCATAAGTCATTGTGTTTACGCATGTAGTATTAGTGCTAAATATAGCTACATACCACGTCGTGATCTGCGTAGCTGCATGAAACATAATATTGTTAAGAGCATCTTTCCCTTGAAGTGTTACGATGTTTGTAGAAATGGAATGCTGAAGAGGTTTGTCTCCTCTCAAAAAAGCTGCCATATTCTTGTGAACCGTTACATCGTAAGTAAAACATGGAACTCCACTACATTCCTTAGTAAGAAAGGAACTCTTCGGATCCCAGCCTACCATGCACCCCACTGAGTCAAAACTTCTATTAAATTCTCTTTGCATCTCAATCCTCCTTCTTAACTCAGCGGAATAGTAAACGAAGCTGTAGTAATTGTAGTCGTAGCCCCAATCGCAATCGTCGTAGAACTCAACTCAATCTCTCCGCCGCCGCCAATAGTCGAAATCCTACCATCAAATCTCACTGCACTAGTAGAAGCTCCAGCGGTAAAATATTTGTCGTAAAATCTAAACCATCCAGCAACTCCTGCCGCCAACCCTACACCGCTCCAAACCTCTGAGGCCTTCTCAACAACATTCAATGTAGCATCACCCCAACTCAGCCCGTTCGTCCCAGCAGTCGGAGTAAACGCGGCACTACCAACAGACACCTTCAACAAAAGAATCGCTCCAGAAGTCTCAATCACATCAGCACTTGCCGGCTGTACTCCAGAGTAAAGGCACAGTAAACCTGTTGCCATTATCGTCTTGAAGCTCCCAGTATCCAGTAATGCATTAACAAGACCAGTAGAAAGTTTTAAACTCATATCTATTACACTCCCATAGAAACTATGTATTGTTTATCTTCAGTAACACAACCTGCGCCGACAAAGTCACTTGGAAATTGAATCCCAATTTTAGTTAAATTTTGAATACTTCCACTACTATCCCCAATACACACTCCTTCACCAGAAACAGAGAAAACAATAACTTCCGCTTTTGCCTGAAGTCCTATATCACTTGCCGTTACTTTAACACAAGATCCTACAACTGCTCTCCCAATCATAACTCTAACTCTAGAAAGTTCATAAGGATCGTTTCCACTGAGAAATAAAATCTCATCCTCAGTTCCTACATACATACCTCCAGTAACACCTACCATTAATTGAATTTTACTACTAAAAACAAAAGGAGTTACTTGAAACCTTGAGTAATCAAAAGTCTCTGAAAAATATATAAGATTACCAACCGCTACAAACATCCTACCATTAAATATTTCAAGAAACTGTCCAATAGGAGGCGCAGTTAAATACTCTATAACCTTAGAACCCGTAGAAGCAACACCTACATAACTTCCTGTAGTCCAAGCAGAATAATGTTTATTAACTACCTTTCCATTAACAGTACCATTACTAAAAAACACGCAGTCATAACTCCCATCAAATCCAAGAACATAACTCACTCTCCCACTTCCAACTAAACTTAAAAGAGACGTAAGGGAAAAATCACTTTCAATCAACTTCAAAACACCATCAAAAACACCCAACCCGTAACTACCGCAGGAGAATAGACTATGACATGCAGAAGAACTTAAACTCATCATTCCCTCACGTCTCTTAATCGCTCCACTAGTGTCAATAACAACATTTTCAGCTTTTGCAAGCATCCCATCTTCAAGTCTCACAGGATCAATAGCGTCAGTTAATCCTACTGTCTTATCAAACAGCAAAACATCATGCAACCCAGTTTGTGTCGGTGCTTGTCTAGTTGTTGCCATTTAAAAAGGCTCCTGAGAGAAAATATAATGTTTTCTTGTTTTACCAAGCCACTCCCTAAATCTAATCATTCCTTCTCTTTTAGAAATATCACGAGACTGAGTGTTAATCTTCACTCCCTCTACCCCGCCCTCAATAGTATCAAAACAAAGCGAAGATGCCCCGTTGACTAAAATCTGTCTATGAAGAAACTCTGGGATTGCATCAGGACTATCGGAATCACTAACCAACGCCACTGGATTTCTATAGTAAATCAACGTCAAGGTTTCAACGATTTCTGGAACCGGGTAATACCACAGCGTTGTGCCTTCAAGAGCAACTGCTATGACATTACCCACATCAGTTAATAATCCATTAGAAGATATTAGATTTTCAAGTGTGTTAAAAATAGAAACATACACTCCTTCGCTATTATAAACACGAGTTAGATTTCCTGAAAATCCTCCAGTAACCCCAGTCAGACTTGTATATGACTGCGACAGAACTGTAACAACAGTATCTATTCCTTTCAACTCAGGAACAAGGCATTGTCCTATTACTGATAAATAGGTATCATTAATATAGTTATCCACCATATCATCAGTAAAAGAATCATCCTGGACTATCAATTTAACTTCTTCTCTAATATCTTCTAATAGCATTTAGACTTTCCTCAGTTATGTCAACTTTTGACATTACTTAAATCAAGTTCCAGGAATTTCGGAGACGAGAATGTGGATTCTAAGTGAACCTACAGTTATCGTTCCAGCGTTACTCATGACCGCGAAAATAACAGGGCAGGCAGTAGCAGCGCCAAGTAATCTTCGAGATGTAGAATACGCAGCAGCAGCGGCGGCGGTTACCCAGGTAGATCCAGCAGCCGGTCCCCAGACAGTAGCGATAGTAAGAACCTCTGATCCAGTTGCCATAATGCCGTCATTAGCACTGTAGGTAATATTATCCCCAGTTACTGCAGCATCTGTAGCAATAGTTCCAAAGCCAATTACCAGTGTAGTTGCAGCAGTAATTGCTGCGACGTTTTGTACTACAATATCATGAAGGATAACTACTCTCCCAGCATGGGGGAAGCTAAAAAGTAAAAGTCCTTTATCCTTCACAGTAAGTGCAGCACAGTTAATAAGACCAGAGGTAATCCAGTATGGGTTTTCCAGTACGTTAGTTCTCTGATCTGTTCTTCGATAATCAATACAAGCAACAGTTGACATTAGTTATTTCTCCTTTATTAAAGACCAGGAATACGGGAAATTAGCATGTGCACTCGGAAAGTCCCGGTTGCGATTACCCCAGTTTTTTCGGTGTAGGCATAAATTGTTGGAACTACTGTAGCAGCGCCAACAATAGTTCGAGCTGCCGACCAAGCTTTTGCAACATTCGCAGTAAGCCACGGTGAACTTTGTGCAGTGGTAGCACCCCAAGACAGTCCTGCAGTGAGTACAGTACTTGCGCCCTTGATATAGTAATCACGGTCGGTTTCAGTAATAACCCCGCCCGTAGTTACTCCAAGAGTTGCAAGTGTTCCAATGCCAAGATTAACGGTAACACCAGTATCAAGAACCTCAAAGTTCTGAATCCATATGTCAAGAACTACAGCCACACTTCCTGCTTGCGAAAAGCTAAAAAGCAACGCAGCTTTATCGTCCGCCGCTACGCAAGAAACGAGACCTGAAGTTATCCAATAAGGATTCTCAAGAACATTAGTCCTTTGATCTGTTCTTCGATAATCAATTGCAGTAATATCACCCATTGATTTTCTCCTTATCGAATAACACTATATTGACAGAATACAGTCAGTTTTCCAGTTGCCCAGGTAGTTCCTAGAGTTGCAGTGATCGCGCCAGTTCCAAGGTTGAAATACTTCAATCCAGCAGAAACCAGCGTATCACCAACAGCTGTTTTATACCCTACAGATGTAGCACCTACAATATCCGAAGACATAAAACCAGCTGCAGCTGCTGTTTCAGTATTTCCACTCCATCCAATTGTAATGTCTCCTACATTACAAGCAGTCTCAACCCAAACCCAGAGACCACTAACAAACGCCCACTTAGGAATTCGAAGCAAACTCCAAACTCCAGCCGCCACAGTACCACTCAACGGCTTACTTTTAAGCATCCTAAAATTATCAGATGCCGCATTTGAAAAGAAATCAGGCATATCTCACCTCTCCTAGTTAGTTCAGCGCAGTAGCATAACTGGCAGCTGTAATCACCGAGTTGTCATGGCCATCAAAGACAACTTTTTTACATCCAAAAATACCACCACTTCGAATCATGACATACCGTTTAGCATCTTTTTCATAAGGAATAAATGCAAGTGTGGTGGATTTAGACTCTCCCGCGCCGCCCCAAGCAAATGTAGCAGCCTGAGCACCAAGCAGAACAGCACGATAAACGTTAGTATAAAGAGAAGGCATTCTCTCACTCTTAGTGATAAGCATTCCATTATACTCAAGTTCCGCGCTCATGTCAATATCTTTGGTTAAAAGTTGCGCAGAACGTTGAATATCTCCCCACTGCCCTACGTTAGTGTTTGACTTTAACTGATCAAAAACATAGTTATGCAGGATGACTCTGTAATAATTCTTCCCGCCAATTCTCAAAGGACGAATTTTATCACAGCCAATCGCAGGAAGTTCTGCTCTCTGTTTCATACGATCCAGAAAAGAAAGATCCATGATATCTGAACTAGAAATACTCGCCTCAGTCACGTCATTAACAGTAATCTTATGCCCGGCGTCAGGTTCAGTACACGCCTGAGCAAAATTTCTACCATTAATTCTAAAAGTAGAGTTTCCGGCCAGTGAGTTAATAGCGATGTCAGACAACTTACTCGCCCACAGATCACTCAGAGCATCCTTACCTTCTGACATCAGGTCATAAGGAACTCTCTGCTCTTCCATCTTCCCGCCAGTGTCAATCGCGAAGTTCAACTCTTCAATCAACATAGCAAAGTCTTTAAATCTCAACTTCTCTTCATTCCCTTCGACAACATCAGTTCCAACAATACCTTCCTGCGCCAAATTCCTTCTAATAGCAAAGGTAAGTTGATCCCCTTCTCCCTTCCCCAACTCCGTCCTCATCTGAATAACACTATCAGAACTCAGCCCAATCAAGTCATTAAACTCGACGTTGGGAAGCATGACATGAAAAAGATCTTTAGCCCATTTTTTCCGTGTCAACGCATTATTACTTTCGAACAATGTTTCTCTAGCTGGCATATTTCTTACTCCTTATTTAAGAAATGTCAAAGTTTGACATTACTATTTTAATTTTCCCATCATGTACTTTTTGTAAATATCTACAGGTACTTGATGGAGTTCACTTTCTTCAAGGTCATCAATTTTAGCTGCTGTCCATGCCCCGGTTCCAAGATTCTCTCCGGAACCTGCAGCTGCAATACTTCCAGGTGCTTCTTTTGCTTCGAGAACTTTCTTAGCAGTTGTTTGTGGTTTTATTTCTTCTTTTTTTGTTGTCTCTTTTTCCTTTTCCTTTTCCTTGTACTTCGGATGATTACCTTTAATAACTCCATACATATACTTATATGGATTAGGCATCTTCCATACTTCAAGTTCAAGTTGAACAAGAACTTCGTTAAAGTCTCTTCTTTCATTTCGAGAAATGGTAGTTGCTGCAAGTTCGAAGATGTCATCAAAGTGATCTTTAGTGCAGACACTTCTTACATCTTCAAATTTTGAACTTAACTCCATATTTTCTACCATGTCTGAGAGTCCCTGGGAACGGGAGATTGCTACATTGTGTAACTCTCGTTGAAGGTTCTCAAGAGGAGTATAGGTAATAGTGGTATTTCCCTCATCATCTGTTTCACTATTTTCCTTAACTCGTCCAAGCTTCGCCTTCATAGCAGCAATTTCTTTTCGTTGCTCTCTAATGAATTGACGAAGTTCATTAAGTTCTGTGTTGTCAGGAGGAATAGCAGGAATTTCTTCTACTGGTTTTTCTGAAGTTTCTTCTGTTACTACTTCTTCTCCTTCGACAACTGGTTCAACTTTTTCTTCTTTTGTTTCGGTTTCAGTAGTTTCAGGCGGGGTTTCTTCTCCCTCATCCTGCTGCTGAAGAATTTCTTCAATGCCTGTGGTCATTGTGTTGCTCCTTGAGATTGATTTTGAGACTGAGATTGCTGTTGCTGTTGAGCCTTCATTTTCATTTCAGCCTCAGACTGTTTTTGTTGCGCCTGAAGTTCCGCGATCTGTTTCGCTTGGTTAGCATTAATTACTGCAATATCCCGCTGAAGAGTAGTGCTCGCATTAGCCGCGTCTGCTTTTACCTGAAGTTCGAGAAGTTTAAGTTTTCTGTCCTCTTCAACATTATCCTGCTGTTGTTGTTGCTGAGCAGCAGAGGTTTGTTTAACTCTTTGTTTTACAGTGTAAGGAACATTTGCATAGTCTAATACTACATCAGGAGGAATACTTCCTGGATTATTATGACTAAAATCAGTTAAAATTTGCGAGATTAACATTCTTGAAGACGCAGTTTCAATAGTTTCATCTACCACTAGATCAAACTCTCCAGCAGAAATGTCATTGAATCCCTCGTTGTCTCTGTTAGACTGAGTGTTGATCTGCATTAACTGCATTCCATCAGGACCCTCAATTCTAATTACCTGTGACGCGGCTACGTACTGCTGGATAAGTGAAAGAAGAATTTGTCCAGCCTGAAATCGAGTAGACGCAAAGTTGTCAAAAAGTGTATAGAGGACTGCAAGTCCTGTTTCTTGTCGTTTAGCAACTGTCACACCTGGTTCTCTAGAAGAAGTCTGGACTCCCATTAAGGTATCTTGAATTCCAGAAGTATCCTTCATCGACTGCGAGAACATTTGCTCCAACTGAATAAAGATTGGAGAAATCTGCGGTTGCGTCATAAATTTAAACTTTTCTATGCCACCCTGCGCAACCTCTAAGTGAAAATTTGGCGAGGACGATTTCTCCTCGTACTCTTCAATATTTAAAATTACTCCGACTTCATGAACAAGAATACCTTTAGGAAGTGTCTGAAGTAGGTGGGACAACTGACGAATCATGGCATTCTTAGACTTTTGCGGATCTTTCATGGTAGTAATGACGCCAAACCATGAGTTATTTGTGTCGTTTTTGTACGCCCCAAGAAGAGCGCAAGGGAAACCTTTAAGTTTATACGGACTTCTTCCTCCCTCAAGTTTAGTATCACCAGAGAATATGATATAATTTATATCCTCGCGGATAGAACCTACTGATTGAAGCGGAGTTTGAAGTGGAGGAATTCCAAGTTTTTCATCGCCGGCAACAAGTATCTTCGTGAATTTCTTAAACTCCTCTGGTTCAAGAGACTCCGGCTTTCCGGACATAGGATTAACGAACCATATTACTTTAGTATAAGTTCTATACCAACACTCTATAATTCTATATTTATTACTATCCTCATTAAAGAAAACTGGTTGAGTTGACGTGGCAAGTTTATTATAACTACTCGCCTGAGTAATATCAAAGTCTGGCCAAAATGCCTTTATTTGATCTTCGCTAAGCCAGGAATCAATAAAAATATACCTGGCGTCACTCATATCATATTCTACAGACTCTGGATCAAGAATAAAATTCCTTCCATCAATTCTTTTAGTTTTAATCTCCGGCTCAAATGGATTCTGTTTGTCGATGTAGAAGTAAAGAAGAGACCTTCCGCTTTTAACGGTATGTTCAAAACATTCAAGAAGTCTACGAATAAGTTTAATCTTTTTAACATAGAACTTATAAACACCGTTCATTAGTTCAGCTAATGGCTCATCCTCAAGACCTACTGGAATAATTGTAGGTTGGTATTTAGTCTGGGCAGCTAAGCCAACAAGCATGTCTACTTTTGGTTTGCATTCATTATGAGTTGTAATTGGTCTTCTCTGAGCACGAAGAGTCTCAATAACTTCGGTAGAATCTTGATCTCCAGCATAAAACCTATAGTCCTCATCAGCTGTTTCCCGCCATTCAGTTTCGGTCGTAGATCTTTCTGCTGTAAATAACCAATCTTTAACTTTTACTAACTCGTCATTTTCCGTGTCAGTTTTATTTTTAAGGTCAAATCTTTTAGTAGTCATAGTATTCCCTAAATGTGGGCCATTTCAGCATCAATTATTTTATAGCACTTTTCAAGTACATAAGGCTGAATAAACTCACCCATCTTTTCAAGTTCTTCTTTATACCTAAAGAAAGCCATAGTTTTGGTTCTAAAAAATCCTAGATACTTAGACTTTCCACCAATCGAAATTTGACTTAACCAAGGATTAAGATTATTATTATAATAACTCCAAAATACTCCTGGAAGTTTTCCTTCCTCTACATGTCTATTTTGAGAATTCTGCCTACGAGTAACAACCTCCAAATTGTATTCTTGGTAGTTGTAAGTATTTCCATCTTTGTGATCTACGTCCATAGTTCTATTTATAGGTTTTCCTACTATAAAGTAGCCCATTGGAACAGTCTCTCTACTTCCTGGTACTCGAGTACAAAAATAATATTTTCTAGTATGAGCAAGTATTGCCCACCACCTAAATTTAATTAAAGCATCATACCTATCATCGTCAACAAGTGCAGTATGTTCTTCTTCAGTATAGTATATACCACAATCAACTTTTCTTACAACTTTAATCTCTTTCATCTCAACCTCCCAGTTGCAATTTCCTTTATGAAATGTCTGGAAGGCGACAAGGGTATCGCTTTATCACACGGCCGTGCTATCCAGACTTTAATATTAACTTACCATCCAAGCATCTTGTGAAAACAGTCCTTGTTGTTTTGGTCTACTACGATCAAAAGGTCTTTCCTTTGCTTTAGCACTTCTGCTCCAAAGTGCCATAGTCATAGGATTAATATACTCTGATATGCATAAAGAGTCCGCTACATTGGGAGACTTAACTCCTCGTGCTTTCATATCACGCTTGCTCTCAATCTGAATAGCTCCTTTGTTATCAATAAAGTACTTAACACTAGCGAGTTCATCAGCGAGTTCGTTTCCTAGATTAATATCAATTCCTCTTCTTTTTATTACAGTATCGGGAAAAGAATACTTCATCTTCATACAATTATCCCTAACCGTTCCCCAGAGTGCGTCACGAAGTCTATGATACTTTTTATCACTCGATGCTTCAGTAACATTCACACCAACAGCTTTCCTTGGCCCAACTCCTCTAGGATCATGCTGAAGCCAATCAACTACACCTCCACCAACTCCTATAGAATCAACACCAATAACATAAGCATCGAGATCATTAAAGGTTCCAAGAATTCTATTAGCAAGTTCAATCGTATTGATCTGTCCATACTCATCCCAAGGATATATTTTATTTCCTCTTCTAGGAAGCACAATGCTCACATCATCTCCAAACCTTGCTACATCTGCTGAGAGAGTCATTGGCCAAGAATCATCAATCTCAATCTCATTCCCTATACACTGAATTGCCCAGGACAATGGAATGAAAGAACTAGAATCATCTAGTGGAGGTTCACCCTCAACACGAATTCTAAAAACATTAGACTCAACACCATACTTATCTTCGAAATATTTAACCATCTCTTTAGAAACATTTGACGATTTTCTACTGTCCCAATGAAAACGTCTCCATGCTTTAGAGATATTTGGATCAAACTGGGTTTCATGAAAGTAACCAGTATTTTTAGTCGGGTTTCCAATAAGAAGAACTCTGTTGTCTTCTTGCGTCAATGCGCCTTCCAGTGGAATAAACACTGGATCATTTATTCCCGAGGCCTCATCGCATACTATCATTAAATGGTCAGCATGAAAACCAGCCAGTGTTTCACTCTGCTCTTCTTTACTCGCCTTCGATGCAGGACTTACTGCACGACACCAATGTTCCTTAGGAGAATCTTTATGAAAGATTTTATCAGCCTGAATTATAAACTCATCAGCAAGAATACTCTTTCTCAACCACTTAGAAATCTCACTCCAAAGAATATCTGAAAGTTGCCGAGCAGTTGGTGCTACGCAAACTACTTTAGCATATGGTCGAGTACACATGAACCAAAGTATTAGCCATGATGCACAACTCGACTTACCACAATTATGAGTTACTGTAAAATCATCAAGAACATAGAGATTATTTTTATCTACAGTTATTCCATAATAATCTGCTTCTATTAGTGGAGTAACAGTAAACCCAAAATGTAAATTTTGTCTCTGCCTAAAACCATAATACTCATTCATTTTCCTTTGAATTCTAACAGGAATTAAATCTGCGTTTCTACTAAGTAACACCCTAAAGTAATTTCCGTAATTCTTTCGGTTTCCGTATACCCAACTCTTTTCAACCTGTTTTATTGTAGCATGAATTCCGCATGACTGAGCTAAAAATAATACATCTTGTGCGATAGTTTCATCTTTCTGGATAAATTCATATGACGCACTAGAATTATCTTGGTTATATTTATGACCATCAGTATCAATAAGACCTGCAAGAAGTTCGAGACGTTTTTGCAGTGTATTAAATAAATACTCTTTAGGGATGTGCTTATTATTTATGAGATTATACATCCTCAGCGCATTTGTTAAAGGATTAGAGTTTAATACTCCATGAAATTCTTCTTTTGGTGTACAACAATGAGTCTTACCGTCCTCTCTCGAAACTAGTTTCATACCATTAGCTTCTGCAAATATCTGCCAAGTGCCTATTACTTCATTATCAATAGAGGTAATCAATGGACCAGATGAAGTTCCATCACCAAGCCAAGTTCCAAGTATATAAGGATGTATAGCAACTGGAACATCTGGATATTCTATAGCAACTTTATAACAAGCAAAACGTTTACGAAGATACTCTGGAAATTGTAAGAAGTCCTTAACACTTATTTCAAGTTTATCTCCAGTATAAAATTTTCGTCCTAGTGCTGATTTATATCCAGTACAAACTAAACTAAGAATATGTTCTCCATCTACATCATAGTATCCACCACTATGATACTGAATACGATAAAGCAGTGCTTTCCCAGTAACAGTATTTAATACTTCTCTTTCGGTGTTATCGTCACCCATCACTTTATCACCTACTGCAATATCCTGAATCATTTTAAATCCACAAGGAAACATGTGTATTCCAGTATCTATTGCATGGCAACCATGTCCACTACGAACAGAAATTCTTTTATTCTTCCCGGCAGCGACTAAGAGTTCTGCCTGTTGATTACTTGGAGTTGCACCTATACACTCCGTTACAAAAAGTAAAGGACTTTGTCTCCATTCCTTAAGTTTTGATAGGACATAGGTATTCATTAAACATTAACCTGCTGCGCTCCGCGCGGATTAAAGAAGTCGAGGACTTCTTGAGAGTGCGCGATTGGAAGGTCTTTTACTTTTATCATTCCAGGTTTTATCTCTTGTCCAACAGGCAACCATCCAGGTTTTACTAACTTTTCCTTCACTTTATCCAAAGGAATCCATTGAATCTTTACATCCTCTCCATTTCTTCCCTTAACAAAACCTTCCCTCGGCTTCTCTCCAGTTAGTTTCTCAAATGACTTAGGGATCGCGCGGTCATAGAGTTTCTGATAAACGTCCTTAGTAAGATTTCCTAGATCACCTTCTGTTTTTCCTTTAGCAAGGTCAGAAAGTATTACTTTACTATTCTCGTTTCCTGTAAGTCTTTTAATTTTTTCTAAATCTGTTGCACGTTCAAGCATGTTTCCATTCTTATCTAGCAAATTAATTATACTCTTTCCATCTGTATTATCAAATTTCCATGAAAGATCCTTTAAGTTTTTATAATATCTTTCATGTTGTACTTCACTCGGAGTCCACGAGATGGCATCCTTTCCGGAGGAAAGAGCATCTCGTAGGTGATCCTTCGCAAGAAGTTCAACATACTTCTCTCCTCGAAGAGGAACATTTTCTACTGACTGATCATTATGATTAAAGTATTTTTGAGTTAAAGTATCTTTAGTATTATCCAGTTCTAATCCTTTTGCAAATCCTTTCGGAGTAGATCTGTCTACTGTCCTTCCTTCAACTAAGGAATTTCGATACTGCTCAGCTGCAAAGACTTCATTAGGATTAGTACTTCTTAGTGCAGTAAGTTCTTTTCTTGCCCAGTCACTATCATCGTCAAGATATTCTACAGCAAATTTATACTTATCACTTTCAGCAAGTGAAGGAACTCCCTTCGGCTCCCCGTACCCAAACTTACTCCCTTTCTCGTGAAACTGAGACTGCACTTCGTCAAGATGGAGAGAATTCGTTTTAACCTGATTGTTATAGTCGTCTAAAGAAACTTTTCCTCTATGATAAGAAGTTATAGGAATAGTACTAATTTCTTTATCCCCAAACCTCCTATGCGCTACAGCCCCTTCCCCAAAATGCCCTTCCTCAAACTTAACTCCGGGATAAGAGTAAACAGCATTCTTAAAACTTGGATCACCTTCAGAGAAAAGTGAGTAGCTAGAATGAATTCCAGGACTTTCCTTCTTACTAAATCCCAACGCGCCTTCCTCAGCAATCTTCCCAATCTCAGTCATTTTCGTCGGGCCAATTCTGTCTTTCCCAATAGCAGAAAGCGCCTCACCAACACCAGAAAACATTAATTCATCATCTTTAATCCCGGCGCTCTGCAGAGTCTTTAATACCTGCTCCCCGCTCATCCTTGGTGAAAGTTGACTTTTCCCAATAACCCCTTCCTTCAGAGCCTTAGTCAAAGGAGAAAAGAATCCCTGCATCTGAATAGCTCCAAGTCCCTTACTTGCCCCAGGAGCCAAGGCACTTCCACCAGAAATATCAGCAAGAGTACTAATTGGATCAAGTACATCATGCGTTTTCATATATTCAGATGCGCCTTTTCCGGAGTCAAATAAATTAGTTCCACTTGCAAGTTCTCCAACTTTCCTCCCGACATCCTTTACAAGATTAGTTACCGGATTATCTTTAATAAAGTTTATCAAGTTTTTAGAG